TAAACATATCAGACAAAGTATTATACATACTTAAATCAATGTCAACAGCATCTGCACCATTAATATATTGAAGTAAACATTCTTCAGAGTATACATCTTTGCCTTGTATTTGTTTATAAAGTTCAATATGCTCATCAAGAATAGTAACAAAAGGTTCACTACCATTATTTAGTTTATCATCATTTTGTATACTATAAGGTATATCATCATGATTTAATAACCTCATAGTACTGTAACTAATAAAAATAATATCATTAGTATAAAATTCTAAGGCATCTTTAATTTTATTATAGTAAAAAGTTGTTATATGGCTAGCATCATTTGCTGCTTCAATAAATTCTAAAAATTTTGAAGTTGTGCATACATATTGCCAATTGGTATCAGTAATTTTATCTATAGTTTTATTACCAATAAATATTGTTGTAGCAACATCAACATCTCTTACTGTTCTTATGTTATGTGAATTAGCAATATCTTTTAACTTTATTCTTGGTATTACAACACCTGGCAAAAAATAAAATTTATCATTATTTGTTAGTGTATATTCATTTAATATATTTAAGTCAAGTTTTGCATTTCTGCCACCTATACCTTCAAGTACAGTTATTTTACAAGCTAAATCTAAATAACTTAGATCACTATTAGCAAAAAAACTGCCTTCATCTTCAAGTTCTATTTTTATATATGTTTCCATTATATAGTTTTAAATTAAATAAGGAAGGTTATAATGCCTTCCTTATCTTTGTTTGTGAATAATATTAATTTTTTTTAAAGGTGTTAAATGTATAAAGCTGTTGTATTATTTTACAGCCATCTTCACCACCTGTGAATTCATCATTAACTTTTGCCATTTAACTTTGTTTCCATTAACAATTTCTTTGACTATAAAATATTTTAAGTCATCTGTAAATGAATCACAATCTGTTACTAACTTAGTTACTCTGTTTATCATTGCATCAGTAACACTTTTATCTTTTGAGTGTACTAAACAATAATTAATTACACGTGTAGCTACAACACTAGCAATGTCAGCTCTAAAATCATCTCCTGTTCCAATTGCACTATTTAAAGCACCAATTACGTAAGATTCATTTGGATTAGTAATAATTTCAGATGGAGAAATAATTTTATCTAAGTTATTATTAATAAACATAGTGAATAATGCTGATGTTTCATATCCTACTGAACCTTCACCAATCATTTGAATTAATGGTAAATCAGCTTCAAACTTAGGAATAGAGCTAATAGAGTTAAAGAATGTAGTCATTGCTCTTGGATTAACACTTTGACTTATTACTTCTGGATTCATCAATAAGAAATTGATACATCTACCATCAATGCCAACAGATTCTGCCCATTTTGCCCACACTTTTTCATCAAATTTAACTTCAACAGATATAAATCTAGTTTTCTGAGCAATATCTAAACTAGTTACGTTATAATCTCCATTATCTGGATTAGTAGTAAGAATGATATGCCAGTTTTTAGGCAATTTCCAAGAAGCATAAGCTTGTTGATCTATTAAAGACATTGTAGCTTGCATAAATCTGTGATCTGCTCTTGTATAATCATCAAGAATTAAGAAACCACCTTCTCCCTTTCCTTCAATCCATTCTGGTGCAGCATGAGACATTCTCTTACTTACCACTTTATATCCTTTTTTTACTGCAGCATCAATCTGTTGCTCAGTTATCCATGTTGTTTTGCCCTCTGCATTTTGAATTTGAAACTCTTTTACAGGAAATCCTACTAAATCACCTAACTCTTCAAACTCAGCTAAATTTAACATGATAAAATCCATGTTATTTTCTTTAGCTAATTGCTTAATAGAAGAAGTTTTACCTAAACCTGCATCACCTTCAACATTAACAGCTACTGGTACTTTACCTGTAGCTTGAATGTGTTGGTTATTTTTAATCATGTGATCCATGAAAGTTTTTAATTCATCAATGTTTAATTTGACTTGACTCATGTTTTTTAATTTTTAAAGTTCTAATTTAATTACTTTGCCCGGAAGGCTATCATTCATACTTGATCTTTCAGACAGCACCCATAATACTGGTGCTTTTGGTTTGACATCTGCTGTGCATTCACCGTCAGTAAAATATACTAAACTTGTATATTTTCTTAAATTTTCATTATAATATTCTAATACTGGATCAAATTCAGTACCACCTCTACCATGTACTTTAAAGTCATCTTTTACTTTAAAAGGTTCAATAGACCTGATGCTTGTATCACACTGTACTACAGTAATATCAACTCCACATTTGTGGATATGCTCAATTTCACTCATGAATTCAATTAATTCAGTATTACTTACTGAACCTGAAGTATCAATAGCTAGTAGCATGTGTTGTCTCATTTTTACTTTAAGGCCAGGATTTTCAGAATATCTTCTATTTTCTTTTCTCCTTATCTTTTTAGTAAAAACTTTACTAGATACACCAGTAAATCTTCTCATGTAACCCCTCCAATTAAATTTAGGAGCTACTTTTATTTTCATTTTTTCAAGAAATTGTTCTACATTACCGGGCACAGTACCACGTTTCTTAACAGTTTGCTCTGCAGCATCAGTAAGTAAGCGTTCCATTTGATTTTGTATTAACTTTTGCTCAGCATCAGATAAATCTTCAAAATCTTCCCATGTAGAATGATCAGGTAATCCTTCTCCATCTCCATCCATTTGATCACATAATTGGTCAAAATTTGGAGAACCCGATGTACCTTGTTCTTCTTTTTTATCTTTTGCTTCTTTTAGCATTTGATAATAATATCTACATCCAGCTTTCCTATCAAGATTAAGCTCATCATAGTCATCAATCATAATACCTCTCATAGGTAATTTACTTAATTCCTCAATTGCTTGTTCTTGTGTTATAGTACCAGCTTCTAAGTCTGTTGTGACTTTAGTTTTTATACTTTGTTTTAATTGTTCAAATTCATCTTTACTATACTCATCACCTGGTAAATAACCAGTTTCAATATATTGATTAATTTCCATATCCATAGCTATATTAGCTAATTTTCTATCTGGAAAATTAAAATACTGAGTAAGATGAAAATATGCTATATGCAACAATTCATGTTTCAATAAGCCAACTTTATGATTTTCTGAAAGTCCAATCCAGAATTTTTCATTAATGGCTAATTGATAATTAATATTATATTTACAAACTCCTGCCGTTGGAACTTTATTAGTCCAAATTTTATTTAACATAATAAGAAAAAATCCATAAAACGGTTCTTTCCACATTAAATCTTTACTTGCTTTTGCAAGTGTTTCTTCTTTTGTCATTCTTTAATTTTTATTGTAAATTCTAATTTATCAATAGGATATCCTAATTTTCCTAAAGAGTTACCAATGTGTTCTACATGTTTTTCTAATGAAATTTCAACTATATCTTTATTAGCTTTTGTTGAAATTATATAACTTAACGCAGTTGCATAAGACATAGGTTTTGATAAATTACATTTTTTATCTAATGTATTATAATGTTTAATACATTTTTCTTTCCAGACTTCTTTAGAATTTTTACTAAATTTATATAAATACACTAAATATCCAAAGTCTTCATTTTTAAAATCATATGCGTTTAATGCTTCAAATGCAATATTTGCATTATCAGTATCTTCTGAATTTAACATTGTTAAAATGTTTTTTGCTTCTTCTCTAGTTAGCTTCATAATTGTTCTCTAATTTGTTCTACTCTTTCCATTATTTACTTTTTAATGTTAAAACTAACTCTTGAACTTTATCCATTATATCATCCTTAAGTTCATCAGTAAGTGTTTGTAATTCTAAACAATATAACCACATATAAAATTTATCTTCTTCTTCATCTTCTTCCATCAATCTTCAGTTTTAAATAAGTGTATGCCAAGTTTAAGATCTTTTATTAATTTTTCACTAAATGGTTTTTTAATAGTAGGATGCATACTTTTATTATCTAATACTAAACCATCTTTTCCATTTTCATCTTTAATTGCAAAAGCAACATATATTTGATGACCATGATATTTATCTTCAGTGAGTATATCACCTCTTTCAAATGGTAAAGATCCAGGTATCATACTTAGTTGATATTCTCCAGTTACTTTTATATAAGTACCTTCTGTTATTACAGTATCTACTGTAAATATGTTATTTACTTCTTCCATTAGTCTTCATTTATTTTAGTAGTTATTAATTTAATTGCTGCTTTAAAACCAGCTAAAAATCCTACATATAAATCTGGTTGAGGATCACCATAGCTTTCTTCCATCATATATTTTTCAGCCATTTCTCTTAAAATATCATCAGTTATTTCCATTAGTCTTTTGTTTTAGTATTAATAACTTCTACATATTTAATAACAGCTCTTTTTAAAGTAGCAATCAATTCTTCTTTATCTGGTCTACTAACTGATTCAACTGCTCCTATTGAATATGCAGCTTCTATTGCATCTAAATGCTCTTTAAGTGTAAATACTTTTTGTTCTTCCATTAGTCTTCAATTTTTAAGGTTTATAATCAATTTTTATTTCTAAAAATAACCATACATAACTAGCATGTATTCCTTTTGATCTTTTTGGAATCAATTTCCATTCTAATAAATTAATTTTTAATGTTATTTGTTTCATCAGTCTTCTATTTTAAGTGTTCTTAACATCCATTCTGTGGGTGTATTTATATTATCCACCCATTCTTTTGCTGTAGGAATGTAATTATTACAATCTTCTTTTACATGCTGTTCTCCAATATATCTGACATATACATCTTTACCATCACAATTAGTAATAGTCATACCAAATCTTTTCTCACATTCAAATATTCCCTCACTGTGGTGACGGAACATTCTATGTTTACTGTGTCCAATCCATGCTTTAGTTTCATCAAACCATTTATGAATATCTATATAATCTATTGCTGAACCACCAAACTTTCTAGCTGATGATATAGCATGTTGCCAAGGATGTGCCATTATTTCTTTTTTAAATGTTCAATTACTTTTTCCCAATAAGATCTAGCCATCATTCTACCATCTGTAAATGGTGCCAATGAATGAGTTGCTGTTGCAGATTTTAATGATTCTTCTTTAGCATCAGTAATTCCATGTAATTTTACAGCATACTCATACATTTCATCTGCTTTTTGTTTTTCAGTCATTATTCTAATGATTTATCAATTAAACTACCTTCATGAAAATATTCTTCATAATCAATAATTCTTACATTACTATTTATAATATATTTTCCTGAAGGAATACATATACATAATTCTCCAAAACCACCTTCATTATTCCACCAATCTTCTATATCATTCAGAATTTTTTCTTGTGCAAAATCTTCAATTAGAGAATAAACACTTGAATCTAAGTCAGCTAAATTTGAATCATTTTCCCAATCATCAATATTATCATTTACATCTTGTGGAGTATCACATTTTTCTCTTGTATATCCAATCCATTCTATGGCACCGGAGTCTCCTCCACCATCATATTTTACTTTAATACCAGTAACACTAAGGTCAGCCAACTTAAGAAGAAGGCCTGTCATTTCTAATTCTGTCATAATTATTTTATTTTTACAATTGTATAAGGTCTATCCCAGCATAATGCTATCCATTTTTTGGCTGCAGCTATACTTTCAAATTCTCCTGTAAGAATTTCTCTGCTACTACCATGAAGTCTAATAACACATTTTTGTGATATCATAATCCTGCTTTTTTAATAAAATAATTTGCTACTTCAGGAATGTGTTTCTTGTAATAAGGTTGTTCTGATTTACACCAGTTTTTTACTTCCTGTTTTGTGCTAAATTTTTGGTACGGAAATGTTATTTCCAACTCATTGATAAAATCATTTACAGTCCAACCTTCCCAGATATGTCTGTCATTACTCATAATTATTTTGTTTTGTAAAACCTACCTAATATGTTTCCATTTAGGAATTCTTCTTTCTCAAGCACTTCATATTTAAATTGATGCTTTACTTCTTGATAAGTTAATTCCATTGCTGAATAGCAAATTACTAAAATTTCCCTTTTAATTTTAAATCCTGCTTTATGAGCTTCTTTCATTTGTTGATTACTACTATAGTAATTCATAAAGTTAGGTTTTATTTCTCTAGTGTATTTCTTTAACCTTTTGTCTGTACTTATGGCTAATGCTTTCTTACCCATAGGTTTTTTAATATTAGCAAAGAAATTTTTTTTACCAATATAAGCATAAGTATTTCCATTTAATATTACAGACATGTGATAAACAAATCCTATAGCATTTTCTGGTATATTAATTTCAGTAAATTCTACACCCTTATATATCCAACTCATTTCATTGCTTGTTTAATTATAGGAATTATTATTTCTTTAACTTTTTCTATACCATGTACTTTTATTGAATCTGATAAATCTTTCTCCATTGGTAATATTACTATAGGTAAACCAAATTTCTCAGTATACTTTTTCATAGCTGCAATACCTGGTTCATCATTATCAAATAAAACACAAATAAATTGGTATTTTTTAATCAGTTTTTCAATCAATATATCTGAAATCATACTATTTTCACTATCCGGTGCAATTGCTTCTGCATGCTTGAATCCAAGTTTTGTAAAAGCCATTAAATCCTTAAGTGAAGAAGTGATAACTAAACTAGCTTTTCCAACTAATTGGTCAATACCTTGAGTATAGTTTTGCACTTTTATAAATTTTTTATCTAAATTTTTAGGCATGTAGATCTTATATAAGGATCCGTCACTTCTAAAATAGCCATATGTATGACTACGGTTAAAGCTAATAGAAGATATACTTCCATCAACATCAATTTTCTCCATTGTAAAATGTCCTAATGGAGCTACATTATAGTAATCAAGTAACTTTGAACCAATTTTAAATGACATCCAATACTTTTGATCTTGATTTGTCCAATGTCTGATCTCCCAATCCACAACTTTATATTTGTCATGTATTACAAATTCATTATTAGGTTTATAAGAATTATTTTCTAGAAACTTTTCATAGTCACTAATTATTTTTGTTCTTGCTTGATTAAAGTTTATGTTAAATAGTTCTTCTACAAGATTAATTGCTTTACCTTGTTTTCCAGAAGAAAAATCTTTGAATTTATATTTGTCAGTAGCATTATCTATATAAATTATCATAGACGGAACTTTGTCACTTGCATTAAATGCTGATAATATTTTAATACTTTGACCACATAGTCTTTCATTGAGATTTAAGTAATATTCAAATATCCATTCATCAGGAACAGACTTACTACTTACAATAAGTTTTTTTGTAGAAATCATTATAATAAAATTAATTGAAAAGGGGAATTATTTCTAACTCCCCTAGACTATTATTAATCTAATGTGAAGTCAGAAGCTGCTTTTGAAGGAATGTTAAAGTCATCATCTCCAAAGGATTCAACTGGTTTAATTTCCATTTTCTTTAAGTGCTCAGTTTCATTATATTGTAAAACTTTAGCTCCTTTAGCTCCATATGCATAACCCTCTTTACTACTTTTTGGCAACCACATATCATAATTAGTATATCCAGATTTACCTTCATACTCCTTACCTGCTACACAGCAATCAAAATATTTATCTTTAAATGGAGCATCAGTATTAAATGCTTCAATCAAATCTTCAATAGTATCATGTTTATCATCTTGTGCAATAAACCATGCATTAACATCCAATGCTTTACATAAGTTTTGAATAAATATCAAAACTGATCTGTCTCTTTGAATTTCAACACCTGATTTTGTTTTGCCATCAGCAAATGCATATTGGCTAGCTTTTAACCTACCAATTTGACCTGCATAATGACCTTTACTTTCATCCTCTTTATCAAGCATGAACCCTTCAAAACCTTCTATAGGTTCTGTTTCAACATTTAAAATTATATGTTTTGCATCTGGTATAAATTTAAAATCATCTAAACCTATACTGTTAATTTTTAACGTATAATTTCCTGGAGAAATTGTTTTAGGTAATCCACTACCTTCTTTCACTAAATCTGTTGTGCTTAAAGCCATTTTGTGTTTTTTTAATTATTAGTCTACAAATATTTGGTCCCAGTATGTAACATACTCACCATTCTCATTAATGTCTGAAATCACAATTTCTTGATTTCTTAGATGTTCTGGTCTTGCTCCACAAGCTACGTCATCATTTGTTTTAAAGCTAAGGATGTTTTTAGTTCCTTTTCTATACAAATAGCCAATAGCATCAGAGTTTGACGTTGTAATTCTTTTTAACTTACCAGTTAAATCTAGATCCATAGATGAAAAAGTTCCACCTGCTTTTTCTAATTGAGTATCCTTAACGTGACCAACAAAGATAACATAAGGTGCCCATGTTAGGATATAATCCATAACTTTAGTAAAAGCTTGTCTAGTCCAAAAATAACCAGCTCCATCAGGTAAACCTAGTATGTTACCATACTTTACTTTACCACCTGCTTCAGCAGTAAACCAATTTTTACCCATTGGTGATTTAGAATACATTTGTTCTGCATAAGGAATAATCATTTCTTCTAATGCTGTTATAGTGTCAACAGCAATAAATTTATATGGATTTCCTGCTTCTTTAATAGCTTTGCCTATTTCTCTGATTTCTTCAAAAGATTTAGCCTCAACTTTCATTGCATTAAGATACTTAGTACCACCTTCTAAATCAAGAATCAGACAATTTTCAAGTGTAGATAATAAACTTGTTTTGCCTATCTTAGGTTTAGAAAAGATAATAAGATTCTTTGGGCTTTTGTGACTTGGAGCCACTTTTGCCGTTGGTAATATAATTCCCATAATTTAAGATTTAATCAGATCATTTAACCATTTTTTCTGACTAACAGGTTTCTGCAACATGATAGCTGCAAGATCTCTAATAGTCATTTGACTTAATGGAGCATCAATGTTTGGATCCATGATTTCATCAAAATCAGGAAATGTAGTTGGTACTTCTTCTTCTTCAGGTCCAAATTCAATTTTAATTAACTCAGACACTGGAACTAAATACCTAAAATGACCATTTGCTGCTGGTTCAGTCTTTTCATACTCTTCTTCAAAATGAGGATTATATCTCCATTTATAAAGTGTTCTTGTTGGATCTTCTGGATCAAGATCAATGCTTGTAAATTCCGTATAAATATCCTTTTCTTTTTTAAGTTCACTTAAGAAAAATCCTATATGAAGCTCATTTTTTCCTTTAGGAGGATATGCACACTTTGGAATAAACAATGGTGCATCATCACCTACCATGTTGAATTTCCATTCATGAAATTTAAACAGTTCTTCTGTTTTTTCTTGTCTATTAATTGTGGGTTTTGTTGATAAACTCATAATTTATTTATTTTGTTGTTAGTCTTTTCTCCTGTTGTGGAGGTGTATTCATTTCTACTATTTTCATCTTTTCAAATTCAGCTCTAAAGAAACTGAGTCTTGTATCACCATTTCTACATTTTAGAAAGTGTAGTACCATGACTCTTTCATCATCAATCACGTATCTATCAGGGCCATAAAATCTAATCTTCTGTTTAGCAGGTCTATTTATACCTATAACAGTATCTGCATGCTGTAACAGAGCATCAGCCCCAAATATATCAGATTCAAGTACATAATTACCGTATTTGCCTTCTTCAGCTCTATCCGGGTGATCAATGTTTCTATTCAATTGACTTAACACTATAAAAGCAATAGGAAATTGTCTTTTAAGAAGTGTTAATGCTTCACCAAAATTGTTAAGCATGTCTTGCTTATCTTTCTCAAATGGAGCTTTTTTAAATAGAACTGAGTGATCTACTGTAATCAGTACTTTTGGTAAAATCATATTATTTTCAGAATCATACTTTGCGTGTTCCATCATATATTCCCCTATAATTTGCTTGAACTCTTCAATGGTGCAAGGCTTCTCTACTACATCTATGGGATATTTAATTTTGGATTTTGCGTAATCATAACATTTTTGTAAATCAACATCTGAAAGTTTTCCATCAGCACTACATAAGTACTTATATGATTTGCCTATTATACTAGAATATTCTCTAATAGCGGAACTTCTAGCAAGCATTTCAAATTGGAATTGTAGTACTCTAAAATTTTCTCCTGGATTAAGAGGAAAAGATTCCCGTACAATTTGTTCTGCTATTAGTGTTTTACCACTTGCTGGTCTTCCACCAATAACAGTAAGCGTATTCCATTCAATACCATCTGTCATGGCATCATTAAATTTAGGCCAGGGAGTTCTAAGACTTTTAATACTTCCTTGCATTCTACCTTGTAAATAACGTAGAGATTCTTGAAAACCTTCCCTTTGACTATTCCATTTCTTTGGAATACCCTTAGTCTTTTTATCCATTAAATTTAATTTATGTATTTATAAGTTGAACTTTTGCTTTTTGATAAATAAAATGCATTGTTGTAATTAATAACTCTATCAAAAAGTATTTTCCAAAAGTAAGTGGTATAATAAACATATTAATTATTATATACCCTAGAATGCTTCCTATTATAGAGGCAAACATTAATTTTAATCTGTCAATCATACTACTTTTTCACTAAAAAAATTGTTATTTAAATCATTATTATTCCCATTTAAGTATGTATCACAATAATTTGCTAATTCAGACTCAAATGTTTTTTCTCCCATGCTTGACTTTCTTACAAAATACTGAGATGTTCTCATATATTTGTAACCTTGTCTTTCATATTCATCAACGTACATCTTTGTTGCGTTGATTATTGTATCCCAATCATATGTGTGATTTTCAAAAAACCATCTAAAACTATTTTCCAAATTCTTCTTATCAGATCTGGCATATTTACCACTTGGAAGTTTAAATTTAGGAAATATTTCTAAATATTCTTCAATTCTACAGATAAAATTATCACCTAAAATATTTGTTGAAGTCTTTTTTTTGCTGTTCTTAAAAAAGGATTCCAGCTCCTGTACAAGGATCAGAGACTTACTACTTAATTCTTGATTTTCATCTAACCATTCATCATTTTTTAATCTCATGTACTCAATTCCAATATTGAGATTAAACATTGGAGTAATACTATGTTTCTTACACCACAATAAATATAATTTATTAGGTGACAAATCATTTTTTATTAATCTATTAAATATTTCTTCCATATTACCATTCTATATCAATATTATAAGTCTTCTTTATTATTTCTTTTGTTTTTACAAAAACATCTTGACTATCCCAATGTTCCTGATTTCCATATGTAGCAGCTATTGGATTAGTAACAGTAAACTTATAATTATTATCATTAACTGTATCTGACCATTCTTCTGCTTTTTTACCCATATAGATATAAACCATACCAGGGCAATGCCAACTTAACCAATCAAACAAATATGCTATAAATGGTCTCCATATCAAATGATGTTGACCTATTTTACTTATAGTAGTTGTCATAGATGTATTAAGAAGTAGAACACCTTGATTTGACCATCTGGCTAAATCTTTGTTTGTACATATCTCTACATCATTATATACGGTTTTATTAATAGCCTTAAATATATAATTAAGACTTGGTAACATATCATTTGTATTCTTAAGACTAAAGGCAATACCATCTGCTTCTTTAAATCCAGGATATGGATCCGGTGATACAATAATTACTTTTAATTTATCATATGGACATTCTTCAAATGCTCTAAATAAATTTTTTAAAGTTGGTGTAAATCTTTTACCATCTTGTGCTTGTTTAGCTAAAGCAAATATAGTATTATCAAAATCTTTACTTTCTATAAATCCTTTTAATACTCTTGCCCAGCCTGATACTTCTAATTTTATCAAAAGTTTTTCTTTTATTTCTTCTATATCAAGTGATTGTTTCATTTTTTATTATATTTGTGTTATGGCAGTCAAAGTTAAAGAACTCAAAGAAGATATTCTAGTTGACATTAAAGTTAATAGAAGCTACTATTTCATGCTCAAAGAAGCATTACATTATTTGTTTACAATACTTCCAACTCCGGAAGAAAGAACAAAAGACTTAATGAAGCTTCCAGAGATGAAGTATGAAGACATGAATGCTCATCAAAGAACTTTTTATACTATTACACTTATGATAGCAGAGATAGAACGTGTTGCAAAAGAACAAAATCTATACAATGAGAAAGAAGTATTAGAGTCTGGTGATGAAGGTTACATTGAACCTACCCAAGAATAATATTATTACTTCTTGCAATATCATTACAAGCTTCAATTGCAAGCGTAATTTCTAATTTACTACAATCACCAAATGATTTACATATAACTTTTTTATGTCCTTCATCTTCTACTTCATAGAATAATCCGGCTTTTTCTTTTATTATCAATTTCAAGTCATCAAAGCTAAAGCCTAGTTCACCTGCAATTTCTCTAATACATGCATGTACTTTTGCAATTTGAGCTAAACTAGCCTTATTTCCTTTTAAACAAACAAAAATCTCTACTTCTTCACCTTCTTTAATTTTACTAATAAAAAGGTTGTATAGAAGTTTATCTTTTTTAGTATTATATACTAACTTAAGATCTTTTTTTATTAAGCTTCCTAAATACATTTAATTTATTATTTTCCATTTTTTAAATAATGCTTTTAAAGTTTGAATATCTTCAATATCTGTGATATTATCTGAAAATTCATCAAAGCGTACTCTCCATTTATTACCTGGTGAGTCAGTATTTTCTGAACTATACAAAGCAAACCCTCTACCTAATGAAAATCTATAGTAATAATAATCAGTTTCATCACCACTTTCTTCTATTGGGACATCAATCCGTTCAAAGCCTTCTTCAATCAATTCTTCTTCTGTCATATATTATTTAAGTTTAATGATTTTTTTGTAATAATTTTTTCATTATATAAATTTACTAATTCCTTAAATTCTACAGAAACATCTTGTTTAGCTGTCCATTCACCATGGATTTTGATACGCTTTTTTCTAAATGATTCCATAGCAAGTATTGCCATAAAATTATTGTCTTCATCTTCAGATTCAATCATTGAAACTATATTGTTTCTTTCTTCTGTTGAGATAACATTTAATGAAAATAACAGGTTTAATTCAAAACCTAATATAAAAGGTCTAAAGTCCCCTTTTTTAGTACCATCTTTGTACGTATACCATAAATAATTTGCACTGCGGTCTCCAACTAAAGTCATCTCAAAATGTTCATTGATGACTTTAGATGCAAACTTTTTTCTTTTAGTAATATAACTTGTTGTCATAAAGTTTTTTGTGCTATTTTAGGAAAAATTACCAATGCTTCAGGTACAATCTTATCTAAAATTGCAGTGCCTTGAGCAATAAAATTTACATCAACTTCTGTACTACCAACTGTTTTTAAAATAGAAATTTCTATTTCATTTTCTGGAATAAGTACAATCTTAGTTGTACCATTTAATAATATTTCTACTCTCATATTTTTAGTTTTTGTTTATGTTTATTCATTCCGATGATCTATATCATCTTGTTGATCAATTACTTTTTTAAACATTACTAATAATGTTATATTAAGCATTAAAATAACTATTAATATTATACTTATAGCCATAATTAATCATTTTTATCATTATTTTGAAGTAAACTGTATTCTTGTAATTTTTTATTTTCATTTACTTCAGCAACATAGTCACCAAATGTATACCCTTCCGGTATTTCTCCATCAAATTTCTCATATATTTCCATGTAAATTTCTTTTATTTTTCCCATGTCCAAAGTTTTGTGGTTGTATCTTTTTCTGCTATTTCTTTTTCAGATTTACTTAAATCTTCAAGAGTATATACTGGAGCTATAATATCCTCAGTTGGATAATATGCTTCATTTTTACTTCCAAATCTTCTACGTGACGTTGCCTCAACAATATTACAATGTATTACATGAAACATATGTGCTTGTTTAACTGAAATACTAAATCTTTTTGAAATATCTTCTACACTAGTATAGCCTGCTTCAATGTAACGTTTTATTGTTATAGACTTTTTTATACCTACAGCTTTAATTAGTGTAGATAGTCTGTAACTACTATACATAAATAAAATTTAAATATTAAATGTTTAAATTAAACTTAAATCTACTTCTTTATATTCCACAGCTTCTTTTACTTTTTCAAATAATGAAAATCTATTTGAATTAAAGTATTCATATGGAAAACAAGATTGGTCTAATTCAATTTCTTCTAGTTTATAACCTACAGCACCTACTTGAATATTGAGTTTTACAATATCAATTACTGTGTATAACTTATCTTTTTTAAGCCATTTGTGTTCAGGAACCTGTTTAGGTCTTTTTGAATCATCATTGCATATCACCTGCATATTCTTCAATTTGTACATTTAATGAAAGTTCATCTAACTCTGCTTTAAGTTCAAACATATCTAGATAACTACCAGATTTAATTTGACATTTTCCTACATTATTTGTTATAAGAGCACATTGTTCTGCTTGATCTCTATGATGTTTACAATACTTCACAAGAACAGCTGTAACATAAAGATACGTATTCTCATCATCATTATATAGTATTAGTTTATGTGTTTTATCTTCAATCATAAAATTGTAATTATATATTAATATTATAATCTTTCCAAATTATTTTATCACTACTAAATCCTTCTAAGGCATCCTTAACCCATTTTTCATCTACTGTACTCATATAACATAGTATATGAATAGTAGCAGTTTCATCCGGATTAAGTCTAAGACATCTTCCTATTCTTTGTGTAGCTTTACGCTCATTACCATAACTGTGCAAAATAATGCTTTGCTTTAGATCTGGTATATTAACACCTTCACTTAATTGCAATACACAAGATAGTTTACTAATATCACCTTTCTTAAACATATTAAGATTGTGATCAGAATTCTTATTATTGCTGTGGTAACTATTTTTACATAGTCTATCAGCTTGGTCTTGTGTGTTAGCAAATATAATACATTTAGACTTAATTGAATCACTTAAGAGTTTAGTATATTGTTCCTTACTAGGAAACTCCATCATAGCTTTCATTCTCATGACTCTGTTGATCTGGGTTTCTTTTGTAGATCTAGAGTTGTCTAATCTATTACACCAATAGGCATAGTTATTAAGTTCAGATGTATAAAAGGTTTTTGTTTTTCCTATTACTTCTATATTGTTTTTACTAGATAAATTTAATTGATGTACAATAATCTTATAATCATTTAAGATATTATCATCAATAGCATCATCAGTAAGATAAGAATATACAATAGGGCAAAATTGATTTACTAACTGCCCTCTGTCTGAATCTTGATGTTTTGGTGGTGTACCAGTTAAACCTAATACAATACCATTGAAGTTTTCAAGAAACTTCCGGTGACTATCTAATAAACTATGACATTCATCTAAATAGACAATATCATATTCATTAGGGTCTTTTTTATGTAAACTAAGATATGTAGTAAATGTAGCATTTACTAGCACATAACTTAAATTAAACTTCTCTGCTTCATATCTCCATGAGGCAAATATAGATTTTTTAGGTGCTACTACTAATATGTTTTTAAGTGCACTGTTTTCTCTAACCATATGATTTAAGCCTACTAGGGTCTTTCCAACCCCAGTAGCTAAACCTAATCCACAATTTTTTCTACCTTCAGTAGCCTTTAAAGCTATCTCTTGTATCTCTTCTCTTTTCATTCTTCTCCAATATCCATGTAACCTACTATACCTCCAATAGGAAATATAATCATACCTACAAATCTTATAACTTCTGTTTTGTAAGGTTCACTAAAATTGCATTTTGTAAGCTTATATATGTTTCTTCCCCATCCAAAGATAATGATTAACCATATAAGTATGGCAATATATCCTTTATTCATAATTTTTCATTTTTAATTAATAAACTGTTTGCATATAATGTATTTCTAAATGCAGCAATAGCTACTTTTGCAGTCTCAAGTTTCTTTGTTTTTTGAAACTCATCATAACAAGTATTGCCAACAGTCTCAGACTTATTAGCAACATCTTTAATTTGTTTTGTATTTGCTTTATTCATTTTAGTTTTTTTAGTTCTCTATAAAGAGAAATTTGTTTTCTTTTTATTTTAATCATTTCAGGAGTAATATCAATAGTTTTTAAACCAATAGTTGTCATTAAAGTACGTTTAACATAGTC